ATCCACTCCTTAGGTGTAGTAAATTTATACTCACCGATTGTACCTAGTAACTTTGTATTGTCACTACACGTATATTTTTGATATTGTCCTTTTAATGCACTAGGCATTGGTATAGGTTCTACTGTTGCATTATACTTACTAGCAATATCACTAGCAATTGAACCAAAACTAGTTGTGTCTCCGGTACCTACATTCCATATACCCATTTCATCTATATGCATCATTTTTTCAATAATTTTACATACATCACCAACGTAAATAAAGTCACGCAAGTATTCGTTACTTCCTTCAAAAGGATGCACTTTGCCTGTTTCTTTTGCTTGTTTTTTAAATTTATGAAACACACTCATTTGATCGCCCTTGTGTTCTTCATGTTCTCCGTATACATTAAAGAAACGCAATCCTTTAATATTACATTTATAATCTTCCCATGATAACATTTCTACACTACGATCAAACAAATATTTTGACCACGAATATGGACTTTGTGGTTGCTTAGGAGCATCTTCATTGAACTGTTGCCCATCTCCGTATACACTAGCACTTGATGCATAAATTAAATCAATACCTTGCATGTCACATACTTGCATTAGTCTATGACTAAAGTCTAAGTTTTGCTTTAAGACTTTTTCAACATCACGTTCTGTTGTACTTGATATTGCTCCCATATGTATAACTTTATCAAATTGACTACAATCAGGTACTACATTTTCTATAAAATCATATTCAGCAATACCATGTCCTTTGCTCATTAGGTATTTTTTTAAATTCTTTGCTATAAATCCGTCAGGACCTGTAATTAATATTTTTAGTTTATCACTCATTTATTTTCTCTAATATACTTGTAGTTGAAAAGTCTTCAACTGTAGGAACAATGTATACGCTAGTTAAGTCGTGTCCTACTACTTCGTTAACTTTATAATCTCCACCCTTTACAATTAAGGTTGGCTTTAGTGATTTAATTAAATTGTATGGCGTGTCTTCACTAAACACAATAACTTCGTCTACCCAAGATAAAATTTCTAATTGTTTTTTACGTATTTCTACAGGATTAATTGGCCTATTATTGCCTTTTAATCTTTTAACACTATTGTCATCATTAAGACCTACAATAAGTTTATCACCTTTTTCTTTAGCCGCTTTTAATAATTCAAAATGTCCTGTATGCAATATATCAAAACACCCGTTAGTAAACACAATAGTATTTTCTAAATCCTCTTTATTAAGAATATATGTGCCAACATGTTTTACACTTTCGGTAGACCCTTTTGTTGCTATTTCTAAACAGCGTTTATAACTATAACCTTTTGTAAGAGCATATACAAAGCCTGCTAAAAAACAATCTCCTGCGCCTGTTACATCAGCAACTTCTACAGCATCTACTTCAATCTCATAGTTTTTACCATCAATTTGTGCAATAATTTCTTCGCCTGCATTAGTTGTAATAATATTACCCTGCCATTCGCCAAATCCTAAGTCATGAAATTCACTGTAGTTGGGTTTTACTAACCAAGCATTTTCATAGAACCAAGCATTTTCTTTTGGGTCAACAATTATCTTACACTCAAATGTATTAATATGTTTAATAATATCTTTTGCTTCGTCTAGTACACCTTTGTTATAATCACTTAGCACAACATAGTCGTATTGAGAAAAATTAGTTTCTTGCACTTGTTTTAAAACTTCTGTTCCGTTTGCCTGTGCATCATCATCAATACGTGTAACATAATGTCCGTCACAAATTATTCTAGTTTTAACACTAACTTTACCTTGTGTTTCAAACAGATCGACATCAACACCTAAACTTTTTAAGTTTTCGTATACAAGACCTGCGCCGCCTCTTGTTTCTTTTTCTTCGATATATGTAATTACAGGCACTGGTGCTTCAGGACTAATTCGCGAACTAGTGCCATACACATACTTGTCAATTATTACATCTCCGATTACTAAGACTTTCATATTTTATTATAACTTACTATCTAATCTTTGTCAAGTAAATTTAAAACTTTTGTTACAGTTTCTAACTTACTTTGATTAATTTTACTTTGTAAGGTATTGCGTAAGCCATGATGCAACGGCTTAGGCCAACTACCATTATTGACCCAGGCATACCCATCATGCTCTGCATTTAATTTAGGAATAAATTCTTGTTTTACTGCACACAAATATGTATGAAATTGAAATTGATGATCAGTTGAAATAAAAGTTTCTAACGGAATTGTTTTTTCTATTTTAGGTAAAAATCCTAATTCTTCTTTAATTTCTCTTTTTAAAACTTCCCATGGAGTTTCTTTACCTTCTCCAGTGCCACCAACTAACCCCCATTGGTTTTTAGTCTTACCTTGAGTACGATGTAATAAAAGAAAACGCTTTGTATTGAGACTGTAGAACAGAGTTCCACTGCAAATTATCTTGTTCATAAAAATAATTAGCCGTTGAGAGCGATTCGCCAGGTACCTTTTGGATATAATCCCTCAACACTTAATAACCATTCTTCGCCGTCCCAGCGATATTGAATGCCTGTTTTTAGATTAGTTGTATATGTAACTGCTTTAGTTGTAGATGCTGTAAACACAACTTCCCATTTTATACCATTCCATTCAACGATATCGTTGCGTTTAGCAACTAGATCTTCGTTTGCTGTGCCTTTCCATGCATCAGCACCATCATAGTTATCTTCGTCACCAATATCATTTAACAATAATATTCTACCACCTAAACCTTTCATTACTGATGTTGGTACAGTTTTTTGTGGATCAATAATGTAATCAATAGTTGTCCATTGATTATTGTTTCTAGTAGGACCTTGGATAATAGTATTACTTGGAAATGTATCGTCATCCCAATCAATAACTAATTGTGATTCATCCATAGGATTCATACTAATTGTACCAGTAATTTCGTGTGTTTCTTCATTAAGTTTTGTAAAGTAAATTCTACTAATACCGTCTTGATATTGTCCAGGATGTGATTCTAATATTTGTCTCCAATTAGTAGCACCTACTATGCCGCGACTTTCTATTTGTGCTAATGTGCCCTGTACATATATACCGTAATCTTGATAATTAGTTCCAACTACATGTTTAGCCGCCGTAGTTTCAACTGAACGATTTCCGTCTTTGTCTACTACCCCAGATACAATGCTATCATCATGTGAATTAAGTGTTGGCATACTTAATCCTAAGTCTAATGTTCCTGTATTTTCATCAAAAATACTTGTTATAATGTTTGTAATTACGCCAAGTCTTTTAACTTTAACTGGCGGACTAATATAAATTGGTGTACTAAATGTTAGTGTCGAAACATCAATTTCACTATCAACGCCTACAGGTACACTTCTTGAACTCCAAGTAACACTATCTAACATAACCGCAGTTAGACTAGTCCAGTCAATATAATTATCTGTAGTTTGTAATTCTAAACTAGGATTAAACAATACTAATATTTGTTCTAATATTTGTAATTTCATATCAGTATTAGTTGACCAAATATCACAATTAAATGTTAACTTGTATGGTGTAGGCATTAAACGTTCAACAGTATAGTTTTTACCTTCGTAATTTAAATACTCTTTGCCTTGGGTATCATATGCACGTTCTCTAATATTAACTTTACTAACATAACTAGCATCACTTGTTCGTTCTCTATCTATTTCCATGCCAGTTACATGCACAGCAATACGTGGTGCACTAGGTATTTTGTTTTCAGTATTATCACGTATAATATTTGCAACCTGACGTGTAAGATCACCGTATGTTACAGGTATTTGTGTTAAATTTCCCTTACCGTCTTTGACCGAAAAGTTACTCATTAGTCTTACCATTTGAGTAACATACCGTCTTACTTGACCATCATAAAAATGTTCCATTAGTTATCCGCCTTTGGACGTAGTGCCTTTGAAAGACTTTGTTTCTCTTTAACTGTTTCGCCACCAATTTGTGATTGTGCTGGGTTATTAATAAATGTAGTTTTTTGTGTATTACGTGTATCAGTATTTGTAAGGTCAACACGTATACCGTCTTGCATTTTAATCCAACGGTTGTTATTGTACTTAAATAATCTTTTAGGTGAATAATCTGTTCTCATAAAGTAATCTCCATCAACTGGTGTAGTTGGAAAACTAATACCCATTCCGTATGGAGCACCATTATTGCCTTCAACTCCTAGTAAGTATCCTTGATAACCTGATCTATCAGGTCGATCACTTATATCGCCTGCTTGAACGCCTATGTTACTTGCATCTATTTCAGTTTCGTCAGCAGTTTTTAATGCAACAGTTCCATCATCATTAGTTGCTAGTGTATAATAGTGTCCTGTATCATAACCTGACTTAGGAGCATCTGCTTCTGCTTGTGCAATTACTGCGTCATTAATTTGCATTTCTTTTTCGTAGGTTGATAATACATCACGTAATGTATCACTTGAACCTTCTTGTGCTGGTAAATCTAATATTTCTTTAAACTCTTGACTGTCAACAATTTGTTTCAATTTTATTCTATATAAATGTGGATACCATGTAGGAGAAAATCCTTCTGCGGCTCTGTTTACATCTTCAACAACGTAAAATCTTTTTAATGCTACACTGTGATCGTTAAGAGCGTGTTCATCTTTTAAATGAGGAAGTTCAATTACGTCCCCTGATATAATTTTTCTGCCCAACGTTTTAACACTTCCGTTAATTGGAATAGTCATAAACAAAGTATCATTTTGTAAAAATAAACCAAATTGACTCATATCAAAATCGATATCTTGTACATTATAGATACCACGCATTGTATAAATGTCTGGATCGTATTTTCTATCCCTGTTTTCAAGGAATAGCATGTCTTGTATGTTAGTTGTTGCAACAGCATCATAGCGAGGCTGGTCCGCAGTTGCATCAATCTCTTCAGGATTATTTGGGCCTAAATACTTGTGTACGAATATATCTGTTCCGCCCACAGTAAACATTTCATGGATCTGTTTGTCCATAAAATGATAGTCATTGCCCTTTTCTGGTTTATATAAGGATAGTCTCGGCATACACATATTTATCGTAAGAGACAACTATCGATAAATACTAATGGAGACTATACATATGGCTACACTAGCAACTAAAAAACAAGAAGTTTATGACTACGTTTACGCACTATTAGGTGGCGGAATGATAGACGTTGAACTTGATCCAATTCATTATGAGACTGCTCTAGGCAAAGCATTGTCAAGATTTAGACAGCGCAGTGATAATTCAGTAGAAGAGTCATACATGTTTATGCCAACAGTGACTGATCAAAATACTTATGTACTACCTGATAATGTAATTGAAGTAAGAAAAATATTTAGACGTTCAATAGGATCACGCTCAGGAGGCGGTGACGGCGGTACTTTATTTGAACCATTTAACATGGCATATACAAATACATATTTGTTATCAAGTTCAAACATGGGTGGATTAGCAACATATGATATGTTCAGTCAACACCAAGAATTAGTAGGACGTATGTTTGGATCATATATTGAATTTAAATGGAACACGACTACAAAAGAACTTACGATGCTACAAAGACCACGCACACAAGAAACGCTATTATTATTTTGTTATAATTATAGAGCAGATGAAAACTTATTATCAGATTATCTTGCAAGTCAGTGGATTAAAGATTATACACTAGCAACATGTAAATTTATGTTAGGCGAAGCACGTAGTAAATTTGCACAAATTGCAGGCCCACAAGGTGGTAGTTCACTTAACGGTGATGCACTTAAAGCAGAAGCACAAGCAGAATTAGAAAAACTCGAAATGGAAGTGTCACAGCAAGTATCCGGCGGAGCAGGATACGGATTCTTAATCGGTTAATGGACCAAGATGAACTTAAAGAAGCCTATAGGCTTTTTTGGTTAGTCAAAGGACATCTCAATACAACCGAACAAACAGTACTAAGTTCAGCAAATAGTTATTTTAAAAGACTTTGGGTTGCAGGTAGCAATGGTGCGCCATTGTACGAGTACGAAGAAGGCTTTGAAAAAGAATATCAAAAAGTACTTGACAAACAACATAATAGATAGTATTATTATACTATGCATTATGAAACAACACCTTTATTCTCTACACCTCTTCTAAAGTCACACTTAGGACCATTAGATCCTATTACACTTGCATGGCTCAAGCGTTTAGATTATCCAAATAGCGCAGTTGCTCAGTATGGTAACGAAGATCATTTGCCTGAATCAGAAAGAGGATTTGATATATTAAGTCAACCAAAGTTATTAAATTTAAAAACTTTAATTAAACGTGCAGTAGATTATTTTGCTTATACAGTACTAGATGTTATTGACGATGTTGAGTTTCAACTTACTACTAGTTGGATTAATAAAATGAATACTGGTAGTGATATAGAATTACACAATCATGCTAATGCTGTAATTAGTGGAGTATACTATCCTGATGTAGGACCAACTAGTAATCCTCTTACGTTTAAAAAGAACAGACAACACTTAAATAGTTTTCCTGAACATGTACGTCCAGATACAAAACAAAACTGGAGTCAATATACTTCAGGCGAATGGACTGTAAAACCAATGACAGGTGACGTATTAATCTTTCCTAGCCATTTAGAACATACTGTTGCTAGAAGTTTGGATAAACAAGATAGATATAGTTTGGCTTTTAATTATTTTCCAAAAGGAAAAATAGGACAAAATTCAGTTAGGACTTTTATATGAAATATCAAACTACACCGTTATTTTCAATTCCGTTATTCTATGCAAATATAGGATCAGTT